GTTTACACGCACATTCAGTTGAAATACTTAACTCAACATGATTTAATTTTTGTGCCCATACTCTGTGTCCCATTTCAAAATGAAACTCTTTATCTATTTCCCATTTCATATAATTGCCTGTCTATTAAAAAGCTATATTATATAATCATTGCTTCAAGAAGTCAACCTACTTCCTGTTAAGACATGTATCTTCATTGGGACATTGATCACACGGCGTATCAGATGTTGCTGTTTTTTTACAATTTATTATAATTTTTACATGTGCAAGGTCTGTTGATATTTCATTTAATAGATAATATTCATTATCTATAGATCTAATTATTTTATCTAATTCACTTATTGTCCAATACATCCAGTTTAGACCAATTATTAAACTGATCGAAATAATACCCCACCACATAATACTAAGGTTAACCCTGTCAATATATACCCAACTACTAATTATACCAACGATTGTAAGTACTATTACTAAACTAGCATATAGCCTACGCCGGTGTGTAGCTACATTTATAGTAGACGTGTAACTTGGACTATTATTTCCAGTGTTGTATTTCATAGGAATCCTTTTTATTAGTATTTATCTTGTAATTCATAGCACAGCAGAACGAAAAATAAACGATAAATACACAAAACGAGAATATTTATGACACTTAATGTTTGGACACAAAACTCTGGTCATCTTATAGATCATGACGAAGGCACTGAATTAAATCAGCAACTTCCGTGCGAAATAGATTACGCAGTTACATATACAGTTATTTCCGGACAATTGCCTCCGGGGTTACGAATTCAAGATTTTTATATTGTAGGTACACCTTACGAAGTAGCACGCGAGACAACATTTACATTTTGTATACGAGCTAGTAAGAATGGTGAAATTTCCGATAGAACATTTTCTATTAATATTGTTGGATCTGATGAACCAGAATTTATTACTCCAGAGGGATTGCTTGATGTTAGCCCTAGTCATCAGTTATATGTAATTGACAATACATTTATAAACTATCAATTAGTAGCAATTGATGCAGATACGATTACTGGACAAGAACTATCGTATTATATGGAAGATCGTTATGGATCGCTGCCTCCGGGATTAACTCTTACAAAATCAGGTGTAATCTACGGTGTATTGCAATCAGTAACTTCAGTTACACCTCAAGATGGTACCGGGCAATACGATAACGGTTATTATGATATAGGATCATATGATTTTGCAAATGTGCAATCACAACTTGGATACGACGGGTATGATTACGACCGTGGATTGTATGCATATATTGCAACACTAACACCGACCTCAATTAACAGAACATACGAATTTGAAGTGTTTGTTACTGACAGTCAATCATCTCATCCGCCAAGTCATCGTTTTAAAATTGCTGTAATAAATCGAGATTATTTTAGAGCAGATTCAGATGCGCCTATCTCATCCGATATTGGACTATACACCGCAGATGTTAGTTATTTACAACGTCCAATATGGATTACACCCTCGTATTTAGGACTGTATCGTGCTAATAATTATGTTACATTAGTATTAGATGTATACGATACAGGATTAATTTATTACACACTTGAATCAACAACAACTGCATGGCAACCATTAACTGCTTACAAACTTAATGATTTAATATATGAAAACGCAAATCTAACTTATATATGTTTAGTACCTCATACATCATCTGCTAGCTTTACTAACTTATATTGGGGTGTATACGGATTACCACCAGGTATGATGTTTGACGAAAGAACGGGCGAAGTATACGGTCGTGTTCCAGAGCAACCTGCAGTTACTATAATTTACAGATTTACGATTACAGCAACTAGACACGGTGACGAAGACAAATACGAAACTGCTAGTGCATCAAGAACATTTACCCTTAAACTAATTGGCGAGATTGACAGTGTGTTATCATGGGTTACTACCTCTAATTTAGGGTCAATTAATGCCGGATATAATTCAACATTATTAGTTCGTGCATTAAGCGTATTTCAAAATTCAGAAGTTGTCCATACTCTTACATCAGGTACATTGCCTCCTGGGTTAACACTAATGCCCGATGGTGAAATTATTGGAAAAGTTTCGCAATTTGCATCGTGTACTAGTTTTAGTTATGATCAATTAGACATATTAGGCAATGTTATAAAAGAAGGTAAAGAAATATTTACAGACAACACTACCTTTGATCAAACTAACACAACATTAGGGTTAACATCATTTGATTTGATAGATAATACTACCTTTGATAACTATGCAACTACCTTTGATCGCAACTTTACATTTACAGTTACTGCAAACGATCAAGCAGTATACAGCGAAAACATTAAAACATTTAACGTATTAGTTAAAACACCTAATACTATAAAGTATAGTAATATTAGAGTTAAACCGTTCTTAACACCACCGCATCGCAATCTGTGGAATTCGTTTATTAAATCGTCAGTATTCACTGGTGATGAAATATACAGGCCGTATGACCCGTCATTTGGTGTACAATCTGATTTATCAATGCTAGTGTTTGAAGGTATTAAAACTACTACACTTAGCACATATAAAAGTCATTTAAATTTTACAACCAAGCGATTCCGCACTGGTAATATTCGTAAAGCATATGGTATTTTACCCGGAACTCATACTATAGTGTACGAAGTTGTGTATTTAGAAATAATTGATCCTATTGGTTTGCCTACGCCTAAGTTAAACAACATAGCAAGTTGGCGAGCTGAATTTAAAAAAATAAATCCTCCAAAACATAATTTCCTCCCGTTATGGATGCAATCGGTGCAACCTGATAGCCGAAAAGAGTTAGGATATACTGCAGCCGTTCCTATATGTTTTTGTAAAGTAGGACAAGCCGATAGTATTTTGCTAAAAATTAAATACAGTGGGTTTGATTTTAAATTAATTGATTATAGTGTTGATAGATTCATAATTGATTCAGTTGAAGGATCAAATACTGATAAATATATCATATTCAATAATAACAAGGAAATACTATGACATATACCAGCACAATATCAACAACTGCAATTAATGAAAACTATCCAGTTGCAGGTCTTGATAACAACACCGACGGGTTTCGTACTAACTTTACTGCGATTAAAGCTGCATTAATCGTAGCTGGGAATGAAATTCAAAATATTAGCAACAGAGCAGTATTAACATCGGCTATGAATACACCTTATGGCGTTGTTGAAAATGATTTAGGAGCTAGTAAAATCATCAATGGTACTTATAAGAAGTTCTATAGCATTGCCCGCACTTCTTCACTAGTATCTGGCTCTTCAATTACAGTAGACTTAACTACTGGAAATTTGCATAAGTTTTTAGTAAACTTAGATACAGCAATTACAGTAACTGGATGGCCGGCAGCCGGGCAATACGCAAGTGTTAGAATACACTTAAAATTTCTACCAGATGCTGAAGCACCGTTAAGAACTGTATCCGATGTATTAAGTATTGGCGGCACAAACAACGCGGCCGTTTACAAAGAAGCAGACTTTATATTTCCACATGTTACAGGTAATAGCGAATTTGTCATTGATGTTTGGAGTTATGACGGCGGTAACTCACTATTTGTAAAATATGTTGGCGAATTTAACATGATAGGTTAATATATGCATCCATTAGTTCCTGATCTAGTCACCCTTAAAAATGCCGATATTGAAGCTAAAATTAATGATTTAACAAAGAAATATTTTATGACTTCTAATTATGGTGTTCAAAATCAAATTTCAAGTATACTTGATGTATACAAAGAAGAATTAGCAACACGACAACGTACAGAATGGCAGAATGCGGTAGAAACAAGAAATAAAGGACTTGACAAACTCATAAATGTAAGTTAAAATACATGTATGAGATTAGACAAATTTAGTAACCCCATTTTTAACGAATCAGACTTATTTGATGCCCTATATACTGGGCATCAAATACCATTATCCGAACTAATGACCGATCTTAGTTCTGAAATTTTAGAATTTTCTAAACTTACAGAAACACAATTTAAATCTTTAGATCCGTCATTGCAAAACGCTTCAATTGAAGACTACGATGCAGCGTTACAATCACACTGGTTTATGCCTGCTGAATATTACAACTTTAATGTAGAAGAATATTGTTTTGCTAAATGTACTACCTCAGAAGAACACATTCGAGTAACAGAAGAACTAACTGAATTTAAAAACCGCAATATGTATAGATTATTACAATGGTTGAAGTTTTTTATAGACACTTGTAAAACAAATAATATAGTGTGGGGAGTTGGTCGAGGATCAAGTGTTGCTAGTTTTACATTATATTTGTTAGATGTTCACAAAATTAATAGCATTAAATATAAGTTAAACTGGCATGAATTTTTAAGATAAGTAACACATATATTCAAGGAGAATAACATGACAATAATCCATAAAACAGCTAAAGGCAAAGTAGTCGATATGCAACGATTAGCTAACCAAAATGAACTTACCTTAGCAGTAAGTAATGTTAAAATTAATGCACGCGGTGACGAATTAGGGCCAGGTGGTGAAATTATTCGTAAAGAATTTGCATCGCCTAGTGGTGTGCCAGTACAGCAATCATCAGGTACACACATTCCTGTACAAAAAACAGCACCGCGTCAACCTGCACCTCATCAACCTGCACCTCGTGTACAAACACCTGCACCTGTTATTCAAGAAGCAGTTGTACAAGATGCATTAAAAGACATTACATTAGAAAAACATAAAGGTAAATAATGATCACTAGCATATTAGACACTATACACGATAATGTACTAGTTACTGAGATGAACTTTGAAGAACAAAAATCTGCAGGTGGTATTATTGTTCGCAGTGACGACGGAACTACTGAAGGTATTAAACCACGTTGGGGCAAAGTATACAACATTGGTCCAGAACAACACGATGTAAAAATTGGTGATTGGATTTTAATAGAACACGGTCGGTGGACTCGTGGAGTTAAAGTTGAAAACCCGTCTACTAAAGAAATCGTTACTGTTAGACGTGTAGAAACTAAAGCAATTTTAGCAGTTTCAGATCATTTGCCTAGTGATATCAATTTAGGCGCATCAAACGCATCAACTGTACAAGAGTTTGACTTTAGTCAACCAATGTACTAATCTTTGAAAGACACGATACTTGACATATCGTGTCTTTTACTCTATAATATAATTTTAAACTAAACTAAAGGCATTAAAATGGCAACAAAATCATTATGGGTAGAATCTTATCGTCCGTCAACGATTGACGGATATGTATTTAAAGACAGCAATCAGCAAAGTCAAATTCAAAGCTGGATTGCAGATCAAAGTATTCCACATTTATTGTTTAGCGGCGGTGCCGGAGTAGGTAAAACAACACTTGCAAAAATTTTACTAAAAGAATTAGATATAGAAGACTTAGATATTTTGCAAATCAACGCATCAAGAGAACGCGGTATTGATGCAATGCGTGACCGTATTACTAATTTTTGCCAAATGATACCGTTTGGCCCATTTAAAGTAGTGTTACTTGACGAAGCTGACTATTTAACAAAAGATGCACAAGCTAGTTTACGTGGAATTATGGAAGAGTATTCAGATTTTGCAAGATTTATTTTAACGTGTAACTATCCGCATAAAATTATTCCTGCAATTCATTCTAGATGTCAAGGATTTCATATTGAAAAAGTTGATAGTGTAGAATTTACTGCAAGAGTTGCTACAATTTTAATGTCTGAAAACATTGAATTTGATTTAGACACATTAGATACATATGTTAAAGCAACTTATCCAGATTTGCGAAAATGTATCAACACTGTTCAAATGAATAGTATATCAGGTGCGTTACGTGTAGCAACATCGGGCGACACTGGGTTAGCAGACTACCGACTAACAATGGTTGAATTATTTAAAGCAGGTAAGATTGACGATGCTCGCAAACTTCTTTGTTCGCAAGCACGGCCGGAAGAAATGGAAGAGATCTTTAGATGGCTTTATGATAATGTAGAGTTGTTTGGTGACGATGCAAAGCAAAAGAAAGCAATTCTTATCATTAAACAAGGGTTAGTTGATCATACGTTAATGAGTGATTCAGAGATTAACTTATCTGCTACATTAATACGATTAGGCAATCTGTAAACTTGCACTATTACATTTAATATAGTATAATATGTTTTTATTTAATTACTAAGGAGCAACTATGTTGTTAATTTATTTCAAAGTGTTGGCTGTATTATTATTCTTTCTACTACAGTTTATTTTTGTACTACCGTACTACATGTCATCAAACGAATGGTGGGAATTTACACTAGGTTGGTTTATTTTATTTCTCC